GAATTTTTACAAGCAGATATAAAAAATCGTAATGGTAGATGCTATCCAATGGAAACTCTTTCCAGGGAAGTAACAAGATATAGTGACAATTATATCCAAAAAGGAAGAGCTTTAGGTGAATTGGGACACCCAGATGGCCCAACAGTGAATCTTGATAGAGTTTCACATATGATTACATCTTTGAGAGAAGATGGTAATAATTTTATAGGGAAAGCTAAAATCTTAGATACTCCAATGGGTAAAATTGCATCTTCACTCATATCAGAAGGAGTGAAGTTGGGCGTTTCTTCTCGTGGAATTGGTTCACTAGTTGAAAAAAATGGAGTTCGTTATGTTTCAGATGACTTTATGTTAGCAACTGCTGCTGATATAGTTGCCGATCCATCTGCACCAGATGCATTTGTGAATGGAATTATGGAAGGCGTTGAATGGGTATATGATGTATCAAGAAATTCTTGGTTATTGGAAAATACCAAGAAAAAAATAAATCATCTAGTTGACACTAGGCAACTAGAGGAAAGAAAAATTGAATTGTTTGATCAATTTTTAAATTCTTTGTAATTTCATAAATTATAAATAAATATAGATTTAATAAAAAGGTAAATCGGAGAGTTCAAATGTCTCGTGGGAAAAACTTACAAGAAATGGAAGTAGGCACAAAGCAATCCAAATCTGCTGTAAATGCAAGTGCAAAACCAGCAGAGCCAATGCCACATTTAACCACAGGTATTCCTGATGGTCAAAGTGCAACTGGATGGGAAGATCTTGGCGGTCCTACACCAGAAAATTACAAGTCAGATGATGACTCAGCTAAAATCAAAGATCCAGCTGCTACACTCAAAAGTGTAAGTGATGTTGTAAATGCAAAAGCACATGCTGCTGATGCTATGCAGAAGATGGCTGTAAAAGAAGAAGCTGACGAAGAAGATATTCTAGATGAATCAGAAGATTTAGAAAATCTAGAAGAGATTTCTGAAGAAGATGAAGCTGACGACGAAGCTTCATATGATGAAGAAGACGAAGATGAAGATGAAGACGAAGAAGAGCTAGAAGAAGAATTTGATGTCGAAGAAGATGTCCAAGCTCTAATTGAAGGCGAAGAACTCTCAGAAGAATTTAAAAATAAAGCAAAGCTAATTTTTGAATCTGCACTTCGTTTAAAAGTAAATGAAGTTCGTGTTGCTCTAGAAGAGCAATATGAAGCAGCTTATGAGCAAAGACTCTGCGAAGAAGTAGAGTCAATGAAGGAAACTCTAGAGGATCGTATCGATTCATATCTAGAATATGTTTCTGATGAGTGGATGCAAGAAAATACTCTTGCAATTCAATATGGAATCAAAGAACAACTAAGTGAATCATTCTTGACTAACCTCAAGAATCTTTTTGAAGATCATTATGTACAACTCCCTGAAGAAAAATATGATGTACTTGAGAATATGGTAGACAAACTTGATGAAATGGAGACAAAACTCAACGAGCAAATTGAAAGAAACATTCAACTCAACAAGCGTCTTTCAGAGTCGGTTGCTGATAGAATCTTTGATGAAGTATCTGATGGTCTAGCTACTACTCAGAAAGAAAAGCTCGCTTCACTTGCCGAAAGTGTTGAGTTTGAAAGTGAAGTAAAATATCGTGAAAAATTGGAGACTTTAAAGGAATCTTATTTTCCAACAAAATCAACATCTCCAGTAGCTCAACCTGAAACTCTTTCAGAAGGAGTAGTTTCATTGAATGAAGATTATTCTCCTTCGATGAACACTTATATGAAAGCCCTTTCTATGTTGGCCAAAAACTGATTTTAATATTAAATCAAACCAAAACAAACACATTTTTTAAGAGGTAAAAGCAAATGTTCCAATCCGAGCATCTGCAAGAAAAGTGGGCACCGCTTCTCAACTATGATGGTCTTGATCCAATCAAAGATTCTCATCGTAAAGCAGTAACCGCTGTCTTGCTCGAAAACCAAGAAAAATTCCTTAGAGAAGAACAAGCATTCTCTAGTGGTGTACTAATGGAGTCACCAACCAACTCAGGTAATTCTGCTGGTGGTTATGGCGCATACAGTAGCGTCGGTAGTGGAGCCGCTGCTGGTGGTCCCGTAGCTGGTTTCGATCCAGTTCTAATCAGCTTGATTCGTCGTTCAATGCCTAACTTGGTGGCATACGATCTAGCTGGCGTTCAGCCAATGACTGGTCCTACTGGACTTATCTTCGCAATGCGTTCTCGCTATAACACCCAAAGTGGTGATGAGGCATTCTATAACGAAGTAAATACAGCCTTCTCTGGAACCAACGCAAATAGAAGTGCTACCAATGCTACCGATGCCATTGCTGGTATGGGTACTACTGGTGGAACCCAAGCTGGTAGCAATCCTGGTATTCTAAATCCAGTTGGTACCGCTTCTTCACTTGGCTATAATGTAGGCCAGGGTATGAAGACTGGTGATGCGGAAGCACTAGGTGCATCTAATGGTGGTCAGTTCAACGAGATGGCCTTCTCAATCGAGAAAATTCTTGTTGAAGCAAAGTCAAGAGCACTAAAGGCCGAGTACAGCTTAGAGCTAGCACAAGACCTCAAGGCAATCCACGGTCTGAATGCTGAAGCGGAATTAGCAAACATTCTCTCAACTGAGATTCTTGCTGAAATCAACCGCGAAGTAATCAGAACCATCTATAAGGTTGCTGAACAGGGTGCTGCTACTAACACAGCAACTGCTGGTGTATTCGACCTAGATATCGACTCCAACGGTCGTTGGTCAGTTGAGAAGTTCAAGGGTCTACTATTCCAAATCGAGCGTGATGCAAACGCAATTGCAATCAGAACTCGTAGAGGAAAGGGTAATGTAATCATGTGTTCATCTGATGTTGCATCAGCTCTAACCATGGCTGGCGTACTCGATTACACCCCTGCTCTAAATGCTAACCTAAATGTAGACGATACTGGCAACACCTTTGCTGGTGTTCTAATGGGCAAGTATCGCGTATACATCGATCCATATTCTGGTGGTACCAATCCTGGTGCTGATGGTGGTCAGTACTATGTTGTTGGCTATAAGGGAACCTCACCTTATGATGCAGGTCTCTTCTATTGTCCTTATGTTCCTCTCCAAATGGTTTGTGCCGTTGGTGAGAACACCTTCCAGCCAAAAATTGGCTTCAAGACTCGCTACGGAATGGTAGCGAATCCATTTGCTGAAGGTGATGTAAGCAGCCAGGGTCTAGGCCGTCTACAAATCAATAGCAACCGCTATTATCGCAGAGTACAAGTTAAGAACCTAATGTGATTCTTGCTTGTATATCAAGTTCTAGGGACCTTCGGGTCCCTTTTTTATTTGCAAGCATAAATAGTAGAAAAAATGGCTGGAAACGCATATAGTAACCAAATACAAAATAGAAATTTTTTACTGCCAACGCAGTTTAAATTTACTATAACTAGATCTCCAAAAGTTGCATTTTTTTCTAATACAGCAAACATACCATCATTAAGTCTTGGTATAGCAAATCAACCAAGTTACCTGAAAGATATTGCACAACCTGGCGATAAAATAAAATTCGAAGATTTTAATCTTAGATTTATGGTAGATGAGAGTCTAGAGAATTATATGGAGATACAGAATTGGATTAGAGGTTTGGGATATCCAGAGTCTTTAGATCAAATATATACATTACAAAGACAAGATCAAAAAGTAGAAACAAATATAAATTCAGAATTAAATTTATATTCAGATGGAACTCTACAAGTATTAACTAGTAATCAAAGACCAAACTTTCAAGTAAAATTTTATGATTTATTTCCTTATGATTTGACCACGCTACTATTTGACGCAACAGATAATGACGCTGAATTCTTCACAGCAGAAGTGAAATTTAAGTATACTTATTATGAAATAACTGACAATAAAGGAAACCCATTATATGAATATCAATGAACTACAAAATATGTGGAATGAGGATTCAAAAATAGACATAGATAATTTACATGTAGAATCTTTAAAAATACCACAGCTCCATTCAAAGTATTACGAAATATTCAATAATACTTTGTTACTTAAGAAAAAAGCAGAAGAAGATAAAAATAAAATACGATTAAAAAAATACGAATATTACACTGGAAAGGCAGATCCAGAAGACTATGAAAATGTATATCAAAAAAAGATAAGAGATAAAGAACATCTACAAAGTTGTTTGAATGCAGATTCTGATATTTCAAATATATCACTAAAAATAGATTATTACGATGCTATGTTAAATTATCTGAACGATATACTGAAGATGATTCATAGTAGAACATACCAAATTAAAAATTCAATTGAGTACCAAAAATATATTTCTGGATATGGCTGATGTTACTATTTTAAAGAAGAATGAAGTTTTTATAAAGCTACAATGTGAACCACACATTTTATATGAACTTCAACCATATTTCACTTTCGAAGTTGAAAGCGCAAAGTTTATGCCGCAGTTTAGAAAAACTGGTTGGGATGGAACTATACATTTGCTGTCAATATCCACTGGTGAAATATATGCTGGATTACTTGATAAGGTAATTTCTAAAATAAAATCTCTTGGTTATACTTATGAATTCAAAGAAAATAAGTACTATGGTCTTCCGTTTGAAATTAATGATGAGATAAGCCTAGAAGGAGTTAAGGGGTACATGAACGCAATATGTTCTTTTACTCCATATGACTATCAAATTAATGCAGTATATGAATGCTTGAGATTCAATAGAAAAACAATTATATCTCCAACTGCATCTGGTAAATCTTTAATAATATATGCTATTTCAAGATATTATGCTAGTAAGGGTTTCAAAATTTTAATTATATTCCCAACTACATCATTGATTCACCAGATGTCAAAAGATTTCAATGAATATGGTTGGCAATCAGAAAAATATTGCCACATGATATATTCTGGTAGAGAAAAAAATAATAATCTACCTATTACATTATCTACATGGCAGTCCATATACAAAATGGAAAAGTCTTTCTTTGAAGAATTTGATTGTGTAATAGTAGATGAGGGACATCAAGCAAAATCTAAGTCTTTAATAGATATTATGAAAAAATGCCACCACGCAAAATATAGATTTGCATTTACTGGTACATTATCTAATGGAGGAAAAGATTCTCAAACTCATGAATGGGTAATTTCTGGACTATTTGGTCCAACATATAAGACAATCAATACCAAAGAGATGATAGACAAAGGTAGAGCATCTCAATTAGATATACATTGTTTGGTTTTAAAGCATTCTCCACAAAAGTTTAATCAATATGAAGATGAAATTCAATTTTTAATTGGTAATGAAAAACGAAATAATTTTATCAAAAATTTAGCTTTAGATTTAAAAGGAAATAGTTTAATTTTATTTGCTAGGGTAGAAACACATGGAGAACCTCTATATCAACTCATAAATAACCATAGTGAAAAAAATAGAAAAATATTTTTTGTTCATGGTGGAGTTGATGTAAATGATAGAGAAGAAGTAAGAGAGATTACAGAAAGAGAAGACAATGCAATTATAGTAGCAAGTTATGGAGTTTTTAGTACTGGGATTTCTATTAAAAATTTACATAATATAATATTTGCATCTCCAAGTAAATCTAGAATTAGAAATCTACAGAGTATTGGAAGAGTACTCAGAAAAGGAAATAATAAAGATAAAGCTACATTATATGATATTTCCGATGATTGTACTTTTAACGGGAAGAAAAATTACACTCTAAATCATTTTATAGAAAGAGTCAAGTTATATAATGAAGAACAATTTAATTATGAAATCATACCCATAAATTTAAAAGAATGATGGAAGAAGATTTTTATGCTAGCATAAAATTAATTAGTGGAGAAGAAATATTTGCTAAAGTTATTCCTTCTCAAGAAAATAAAAAATCTATCTTGTTAGTTTCTGATCCTGTAACTTTAACAGAAGTAAAAACAAGGGGTGGAACTGCATATAAAATAGAACAATGGATGAAAACATCAGATGACGATATGTTTGTAATTGATATGAAAAATATAATTACAATTAGTGAAACTTTTGATATGGATATGATCGTTATGCACCAAAAGTTTGTAAGACACAAACAGCATGAAAAACAAAATTCAGAATTTGGTATTAATTATTTCAAAATAACAAAAGAAATGGGGTATATATCTAATGTAGATGAAGCTAAAACAATATTAGAAAAAATATTTAATGATTTATAAATTGTTTTTCCTTCGGAAAAACATTCTCTAACGAGAATCTATTCTTTATTGTTTATTGTTTATTGTTATTAATAATTAATAAAGAATACTTATTCATCAAACCCGACAAAGCAGATCCTACTCACTTTTTCTTACTTTGTCAAGCCCCCACCCAGCTATTGTCTTTTTGTCAGTTGTCTGGTATAATTTCTATACATAATATTTGTAAGCATCCATGATAACAACAGCCGTCATGACAAAACGAAAGCGTAGTGTTCACTATGTTAATAATAAGGAATTCTTGGCTGCTATTGTGGAATATCGCACTTTAGTTAGATTAGCAAAAGAAAGAGATCAGCCACAGCCAAGAATTCCAAATTACATAGGAGAATGTTTTTTAAAAATTGCAACTCATTTATCTTTTAAACCAAATTTTGTAAATTACATGTTTAAAGATGATATGATATGTGATGGAATTGAGAATTGCATTCAATATGTTTTAAATTTTGATCCAGAGAAATCGCAAAACCCATTTGCGTATTTTACTCAGGTTATACATTATGCATTCTTAAGAAGAATACAAAAAGAAAAAAGACAATTAGAAATAAAAGGCAAAATATTAGAAAGATCTGGATTTGATCAAGTTTTTGTAGATGATAATACTTTGGATGTTTGTAATTATAGTGATTATAATTCTATAAAAGATAATGTCCATTCTAAATTAAGGTATTGATTTAATATATTATGTTAATTGCACTAATTACGGATACTCACTGGGGAGCAAGAAAATCATCTAAATTATTTCAAGATTATTTTGAGGAATTTTATAAAAATATTTTTTTCCCTAAATTAGAAGAACTTAATATTAAAACTGTAGTTCATCTAGGCGATGCATTCGATAATAGAAAGTCAATTGATTTTTTTGGATTGGAATGGACTAAAAGAGTTGTATTGGATCCACTCAGTAAATACGAAGTTCATTTGATCAGTGGGAATCATGATGTGTATTTTAAATCTACTAATCGTATAAATTCCCCAGATCTTCTTTTATCTGAATATCCAAATATAAAAGTGTATTCTGATCCAACTGAAATTAATTTACATGGATTAGACACTCTCCTTGTACCCTGGATTAATCAAGAAAATGAAACTGATGTAATAAATTTGATCAATAAAACCAAATCAAATATTGTCATGGGACATTTGGAACTCAATGGTTTTGTTGCACATAAAGGGCATACGATGGAAGATGGAAGAGATCCATCTATGTTTAAAAAATTTAACAAAGTTTTTTCGGGTCATTATCATACAAGGTCAGACAATGGGAAAATATACTATATGGGAAATCCATATGAAATATATTTTAATGATGTAGATGAGGTTAGGGGATTCGTTATATTAGATACGGAAACCTTAGAGCATTATTATGTTGATAATCCATATAAGATGCACTATAATTTATACTATGATGACACTCCCCATCAGACACTAAATGTCAAAAATTTTGAAAATAAAATAATTAAAGTAATAGTTAGAAAGAAAACAAAAGTAAAATCATTTGAGAACTACATCGATAAAATTCTTAAATGTAATGTTGCTGAATTAAAAATAATAGAAAATCATCTTTTGGTAGACACAGAAGAATTTGATGTTTCTCTTGAAAGTGAAGACACCTTATCGCTACTTCAAAGGTTTGTTGATGAAAGTGAAATTGAATTAAATAAAGATATGATAAAAAATATCTTAAAAAATGTTCATAGAGAGTCT